CATTCGCATGGCCGAAGAGCGCATTTTAAAGCAAGTGCAGCTCAGCTTGTTTCGGAAAAACGAATCTCTAACAGCAACGGCGAGTCAGCAATATCTGACGTGTCCGAATGATTTTCTTGCCCCATTCTCATTATCTCTTGCGGGTGCCGATGGGGACAAGTTTTTTATCGATTTCAAAGATCCAAGTTTTGTGCAGGAATACAACCCGGACCCAACAACGACCGGCCAACCGCGGTATTACGCACAGTTCGATCTGACAAACTTTTTGCTAGGTCCAACGCCGGATGTAAACTACACCGCCGAGATTCATTACTTCTATCGCCCAGCAAGCATCACTGCTGGCGATGACTCTGGTTCAACATGGCTAAGTCAAAACGCCGAGATGACGCTTCTGTACGGTTCGCTTCTCGAGGCGAACATTTTCATCAAGGGTGAGCAGGACGTCATGCAGATGTACGCCAGTCGCCTTCAGGAGTCGCTCGCTGGCTTGAAGCAGCTTGGTGAGGCGAAAGAAGTTACGGATGAGTATCGTCGTGGAAAAGTTTTGAGGCCAAAACAATGAGCGCTGAGCTTCAGAGCATTTGAATTTGCGGGCATATTGCCGCTACATCTGATACGATATGGACTGAAATCGCAGCGTAGGACTGATCATGGCCAGCACGTACACTTCTAACAACGGTATCGAAAAACCGGGAGACGGCGAGCAGGTTGGTCTCTGGGGCGATACGGCTAACACCAATTTCGATATCATCGATCGCGCTATTGGTGGTGTTGGTACAATTGCTCTTTCTGGTACGACTCACACGCTCACCACTTCGGATGGCCTTCTCAGTGATGGTCACTACAAGGTTTTGATTTTTGGTGGCAGTCCATCCGGTACAAACACCGTTACAATTTCACCAAACGATCAGGACAAAGCCTTCTGGGTGCATAACGCAAGCGGACAGAGTGTTGTTTTGACCCAAGGATCCGGTGGAAACGTCACTGTCCCCAACGGTCGATCGGCCCTTGTTTACGCCAACGGTGGTGGTTCCGGGGCAGCTGTCGTCGATTTGTCCGCGCTTTTTTCTTTCGGTGTTGCCGCGTTTGGAACGTCAGAAGCCAACAAGGTTGTCACGGCCGGTTCTTCTGGTGAAGTCTCTTTGGTCGGAAACCTGAGCGTCAAAGATGTCGATGAAGACACATCTGCGTTGTCTGGGACGACCCCCTCTTTGAATGTGTCCGCCGCACAAGATTTCACTCTGACCACTTCTGGAAACACCACGGTCTCGGTAACGGGAACCCCCACGGGACGGGCTTGGGTTCGCACGCTCACAATCACTTTTGGAGGGGCCCACACGCTTGCCATCACGTCTGCGGATTGGGGTGACGTCGGTGCTCCAACAGCAGCGAGCGGTGATGTGATTGTCGTTCAGCTTTTTGGAGTTGGTTCTTCCTTTAAAGCTCTTGAGGTTTGGAGGGCCACCGCGTGAGGCGCAGGCTTTTAACCGCTGCATCTGCTGGGGGAGGTCCATGGGACATTTCTTCCGCTTCTTTTGCGCAGAGCTTAACAATTGATTCCTCTGCAAACTCGGAGTTTGGTTTGTTTTTTAAGCCCGATGGGCTGAAGTTTTTCTTTTGTGTTGCCAACATTATTTACGACTACGGTCTTTCGACTGCGTGGGACGTCTCCACCGGAGGCGAAGTTCGACAGTTCAACGTGCAAACGGACGGCAGTCCCCCAACGCTCTCATTTAGCATAATTCCCGGCGGTTTGTTTTTTGAGTCAGACGGGCTGAGCATGTACGTCTTGGATTACAGCAACGTTCTTGTTTTAAAGTACACGCTTTCGACTGCTTGGGACATTTCGACTGCCACATTTTCTCAGTCTTGCTCCGCAAGGACTAATTTGGCGCTGGGCTTGTTTTTTAAGCCTGATGGGGGAAAGCTTTACATAACGTCAAATTCTGCCAATCGTATTCAAGAATCCAATCTCAGTGTGGCGTGGGATTTGTCTACGGAATCTTCCGTGCAAGCAACAGGACTTGCGTCTGGGACAAACCCGAGCGACCTTTTCTTTAGGGTGGACGGTTTAAAAATGTACCTTATTGCGAGCGCCGACGATGCTGTTTTTGAATATGATCTGTCGAGCGCGTGGGACATTTCCACGCTATCTTTCAAAAGAAGCTTTGTTGTTTCGGCACAAGCTACGGAACCCACATCCTTGTTTTTCAAGAGCGATGGGACAAAGCTTTACGTCGCTGGATCAAATAAAGTCAGCGAATACAACTTGGGCTAGGTCATGAACAACACACTTTACAAACTAACCAACCCAATCCGCAACGCCGGGACGGTTGAGTTTCGCAAGGATAACCCCGGTGTGTTTCTTGTCAAAGAAGCGGATCTGCGCGAGTATGGGTACGCTTGGGGAAACGTCGACCCAACACCACCTGTCTCAGAAAACCAAGAGCTACGCCTAGGTGATCCCATTTTGCAGGGAGCATTTGTAACTCAAGGGTGGATCGTTTCTGACAACTTGAGTTGAGCGTCTAGTTTGAGCGCCAACCCTAGTGTAAGATGATCCCAGTCGAAAGGATCGCTGCATGCCGTTTCAGAAATTTCAGTTTCGCGCTGGTATCAACCGGGAAGTTACTGATTACACCAACGAAGGTGGTTGGTACGATTGCGATAAGGTTCGATTTCAGAAGGGCTTTCCCGAGTCCATTCTTGGTTGGACGAAGAAATATAGCAACTCTCTCCTTGGGACATGCTCTCGGATTACGGCTTGGTCGAGTTTGGACTCAAATCGCCTGACCGCTTTTGGTACTCATCTCAAGCTCATCTTGGAAGCTGGAAGTGGGTTTCAGGACATCACGCCAATACGCTTAACTAGCGGAGTTGGGGATGTCACCTTTTCTGCGACCGACGGCTCTTCGTCGATTACTGTTTCGCATTCAAATCATGGTGCGAACCCAAACGACTTCGTTACCTTTTCCGGCGCAGTGTCTCTTGGTGGAACCATCACTGCAGACATCTTGAACCAAGAATATCAAATTGCCAGCGTCACAGACAGCAGCACATATGTCATTACTGCCAGAGAGGTTAGTGACCTTCTTGGAACTGCGGTCGATGGTGCGACTAACACAACGCCAGTCGTTGCAAGCGCCTCCGATACCGGAAACGGTGGTTCCTCCGTCGTTGCGGCGTACCAAATTCAAACGGGTCAAGATTCTGCCATAACGGGTCTTGGATGGGGCGCCGGTGGTTGGGGGCAAGATGGGTGGGGCTCAGCCTCGTCCACGGGAATTTTGAGCGGCTCACTTCGACTTTGGTCGATGGATGCCTTTGGCGAAGACCTTCTCGCAAACCCTCGAAACGGTGGTATTTATTACTGGGATTTTTCTGTTGGGGGTCGCGCGGTAAATCTTTCTGATTTGCCCGGATCAAACAAAGCTCCGACGGTTGCAAAGCAGATTCTTGTCAGCGACAGGGATCGCCACGTCATTGCGTTCGGCTGCGATCCAGAAGCTGATCCCGGCAACCAAGACCCACTGATCATTCGCTTTTCTAACCAAGAATCCCTTACTGACTGGGGGTCCACAGCACTCAACACTGCGGGTGAACTCCGCCTTGGCTCTGGGTTTGAAATCGTTCGAGCAGTGGAAACACGCCAACAGATCATGGTTTTCACAGACACGACTCTTTACGCCATGCAGTATCTCGGACCACCCTTCACATTTGGTGTTGGGGCCGTATCCGAGAACATAACGATCATGTCTCCTCGGTCCGTTATCGCGTCTGACGACTTTGTTTTCTGGATGGGGAAACAAGAGTTTTACGTTTATGCCGGTACAGTTCAGCGTCTTCCTTGCACCGTTCGAGATTACATTTTTTCTGATTTTAACGAGAACCAATCTGAAAAGGTTTTCTGTGCTTCAAACGGAAGATACTCTGAGATTTGGTGGTTTTATCCGTCCGCAAATAGCAACGACGTGGACCGATACGTGATATACAACTACCTCGAGCAAACGTGGTCGATCGGAACCATGTCGAGAACCGCTTGGTTGGACAGGGGTATTTTCGACTACCCCCTTGCCACAGACACAAACAGCTATGTGTACGAGCACGAAAACGGAATCACTGACGGTTCGACAAACCCATCGCAGCCCATAGAGTCTTACATTGAGTCCTCTCCGGTCGATATCGCTGACGGTGAGCAATTCATGCTTATCCGTAGGATGATACCCGACTTGGACTTCTCGGGCTCGACAGAACCGCAGCCATCTGCCGACATCACACTGTCCGTGCGAAACTCTTACTCGAGCCTCTACAATAAGAGTCAGACGAAAACTTATCGGGATCCTGTTTCGGCGCCGGCCGATCAACGCACAGACCAGCTTTTCTACAGGTTGCGGGGCCGTCAGATGAAACTTCGAATTGACTCTTCGGTTCGGAACGTGCGTTGGGCTTTGGGTAGTCCGCGTATCGATTTGCGTCCAGATGGGAGGCGCTGATGTCTCGAAGCCTTACGCGCTCTTACTTTGCCGTTCCACCGAAAGAGTACGATCAAATCTACTTTTCCCAGTTGGTGCAGAGCTTTTCCCTTCTTCTCGCGCAGATACAAAACCCGGGTGATTCTCGAGTTACAACGCTGACCATAACAAACCTGCAATCAACCGACCAAGGGCTCGAAACAGGAGCATTGTTCGAACACGACGGGTTTGTTAAGATCACAAAAGCAAACACGCCTCATGTTGGTGGCCTATTGGCCACTGGCGCAGTGGGGTCAGTTACAGTGAGCACAACATAATGGCCCTACCATCTCTCGTACCTCTTCTCGGATCAATGGCGGGCATGCTCGCTGGACCTGAAATTGGAGTGGCCGCTGCCTCTGCTCTTGGCATCAGTGGGACTCCTGCGGGAACCCTGATGGCACAGGCATCACCCAAATCGATTGGTGCTGGGATTGCTTCTTTGGCTGCCGGTGGCGGTGCAGACGAAGCGGTACAAAACGCTTTGCGCATGTCGCAAGATCAGATGGGCACCTTGGGTCAACCTCAAGCCATGCCCGGAGCCATGCCTTCTCCTCCCCTCGCAGGGGGTATGGCTCCTCAGACGCCTCAAGGGATGCCGCCTCAGACGCCTCAAGGGATGCCGCCTCAGATGCCGCCTCAGATGCCACCTCAGATGCCCCAAGGCATGATGCCACAAATGCCGCAAGGTATGGGTCAACAGGGCCCGGGTGATCCGACTCAAATTTTGGCCCCGCGCCCCATGCCCCAGCAACCGGCCAGTTTGAACACAGGTCTCGGAACGCTTCGCCCGCAGCAAGGTCCGGCCATGCCGCCAATGATGAAAGGATTTGTCTGATGGGAAAGCCTAGGGTCACAAACGTCACGTCGACTCAGAAACAAGAGCTTGACCCAATTGCACAGGGTTACCTTTGGAGTGGGCAGCTACCAGAGGAAAAACTTGCAAGCCTCCGTCGAGTTAATGAGCGCATCATGGGTTTGGCGCCGGGCACATCGCAGCCGGTCCCAGAGGTTGCTTCTAATCTCGGCACGTTCGCTGAAAATCCAACGCAAATGGAATACTACAGCCCAGAAGCTCGTCGGCAACGAGCGATCGACGATGTTCTTTACGGGCACGAGGGTGGCATGGCTGGTGCTTCGGTTCCGACGCGCAGTTTGGGGGATACTCGACCGGTTGCTCGAGGTGAGTCGCAAGATGTTGGGATGGGCATTGGCGACTACTTTTCCGGGGTCCGAGATGCGGCTGTGAATCTTGGTCGCTCAGTTGTTGGGATGGACCCCCGAGACG